CTAATAAAATATTCTTTTTATGTAAGTTCCAAAAATAATTTATTTGGAGGTTGTCAATTGTATTCTGGTTATTTGGAAGTTCAGCCTAACAATGAAGAGTTGTCTGCATTATACGAAGGAAACAATATTTACAATCTATTAATAAATCAATATTTGATTATTAAAAATGAAGATGGTAAAGTTATTGACAAAAGAAGGTGGGACGGAAACAATTTAGTAAAATTAATTTATACCAAAATCAAAGATTTTAAACCATTAACACCAAAACAGGAATGTTTATGTGATCTTCTTGCAAATCAGACAATCCCTATCCGAATTATTGCTGGATGCGCTGGTTCTGGAAAGTCAAAAATAACAATGACATTTGGTATGCATTTTTTAAATAAAGGAATGTTTCAAAAGTTTTTTGTCGTTAGACATAACGTTTCTGTAGGCGAAAAGAACGGATATTTAAAGGGCAATAAATTTGAAAAAATTAGGGGATGGCTTGGATTTTTTGAAGATAATCTTGAAGGGCAACAAACTATAGAAGAGTTGTTTGATTTGGGTAAATTAGATATGGATAGTCCAGAATATATGAAAGGACGTGATCTTAAAAATTCTTGGATACTTGTTGACGAGGCGGAAGATCTGACAGAGGCGCAATTTAAGATGATCGGAGAAAGGATCTCTGCTGGAAGTATAATGTGTTTTGTTGGGGATTATGATCAAATTACTGAATCAAAATATAAAAAATTTAGTGGTATAAAAAGAGCAATAAATAATCTTGCCGGAAATCCTAATGTTGGGATTATTGTATTTGATGATTTGCAAAATGATAATGTTAGGTCAGAAGCAAGTAAAGTATTTAGTTATTTATATTAGATTTACGGTGCGCTAACACCGAAAAAATCCGTAATTCAGCAAGACGTAATGGTTTGCGCAGTTGGCGAGCAACAGAAAAACTCGTGATTTGGATAGTGAAATTGGATTATCCTAGTTGGCGGACAACGATAAAATTAGCGATTTTAATAAAAATAAATTAAAATATAAAAATATAGAGGTGATAAACGATTGGGTAATGTTAAATTTAACATTACCCCTTTTGTTTTGGAGTTGTAAAGGATGAAAAGTAAGCGTAAAATCCAAAATGTTATTTCTAAGACAGGCGTGGAAGTTACTACTTGCTATTGTAGAAAATGTATGAAGGAAAAAAAACCAACAGATTTCTTCCCAGCAGTGGATGAATTTCTAGATTCGAATGGATTTATGTCTATTTGTAGACAATGTTGTGATGAAATATATGAAAACAATTATAGGGCAGAAAAAAATTTTGCAAAAGCAATATTAAAAACTTGCAGAACAATTAATTTGAAATTTAATGAGAAGGCCGTTGAAGCGGCTAGGTCTCATTTAAAAACAGCAGAAGGAAATGGAAGATCGGCAGAAAAAGTTATAGGCATATATAAGGGAAAATTAATAACATTTGAGAAAAAAAATTTTGCTGATAAAAATGTTCCTTTAGATTTAACTTTTCAAGAGGATGTGGGGTTTGTTATTCCTCCAGAAGATAGAATTGAAGATCATGAGTCACAAAAAACAGTTGATGAAATGAAACAATTTTGGGGAGAAAATTTTGAATATGATGAATATATATGGCTTGAGAATAAATATGCAAAATGGAAAATTGAATATTCTATAAAAACTAGTGGTGAAGCTGAATTGTTACAAATGATTATTTTAAAATTATTTGATATAAGAAAAGCTAGGGAAGAAGGCAAATCTACTGACAAACTTGAAATTGCATTCCAAAATTTATTAAAAACAAGTGGCCTCACCCCTGCGCAAACGACGGCAGCCAGTCAAGGGAAAACTGTAGATACTTGGGGTATGCTTATAAAAATGGTTGAAAAAGAACACCCTGCCGAACATTACAAAGATTATAAATTATTTGCTGATTTTTTTGATTTGGGAAAATATCTTTTAAATTATGTAACTCGTCCAATTACTAATTTTTTCACTGGTCAAAAGAATTATGATGTTGACGATAATGATCCAGTTTTTTCTATGGAGTCCAATTTTGATTTTAGTGACGAAGAGTAATATATGGGAAAAAAATCTAATATTTTTAAGAAAGATCAATATGAAAGGGATTCATTGTCGCAAGATACATTTAAACAGCGTAAGCCAATGCTTACCGAAAAAGATATTTCCGAAGAAAGAAGAAATCAGATTATCCTTTGGAATACTTTTTTTCGTCGCAATATTTTCATTTTTATAATTGATATAATGAAAATTCATTTACATCCATATCAAATTATATGGGTGTATTTAATGTCAATTAGTCCTACTTTTGTTGCTATTTGTTCTCGTGCTGCGGCAAAAAGTTTTATTGTGGCCGTTTTTGTTACCGCTAGAAGCATTTTATATCCTGGATTAGAGACAATCATTGCGGCAACAACTAAGGCCCAGGCAGGACTAATTATAAAAAAGAAAATACAATATCTTTTTGATAATTCTGATGTATGTAAGGATGAGATTATAAAAATAACAACTAATGCCAATACATATGAATGTATTTTTAGGAATGGGTCTAAAATAAGTGTTGTTGCGGCAAATGAAGGTGCTCTTGGAGAAAGATGTAATGATTTAATTGTTGATGAATTTGCTCAAGCAGATAAAGATGTTTTGGATAATATTTTAAAGCCATTTCTTATTCCTCGTCAAACTCCTTTTACAAATAATAAAGATCATCCAGAATATGAAAATATAATTGAACCAGTTAGGGTCTATTATATTTCCAGTTCATGGTATTCAAATGAATGGTGGCATAAAACTGCTCTTCTTGTTGCGAAAGCGATGTCTGAAGGCAAAATGGCCGGATTTTTTGCAACGGATTTTAAAACAACTATAAAGCATCGTTTGAAAACTATTGGTCAAATTAATGATGAAAAAAGAGATAATGCTGCATTTGATATGCAATATGGAAACATTCCTGGAAATTCTAGTGCGGACGCTTACTACCCAATTAGCTTTTTTAAAAGAACTTTGCAAAAAGGATTTTTGCCCCTTAGGTCTCAAGATTATTCTTTAAAAAAGAATCCTTTTGATATTCCTAGAGTTGATGGCGAAATAAGAATAATGGGCGTTGATGTTGCGACAAGAGTTAGTAAGGCTAATGATAATAGTGTAACATCATGCATTAGTTTAGTTCCCACAAAAAGAGGATATTCAAGATCTCTTCTTTATATGGAAAGTTCTCATGGTGAAAATGTAATTCTTCAAGCCAATAGAATTAAAGAACTTTGGTATTGGTTTGGCGCAGATGCTATAGTTTTGGATATGGCACAAGCCGGCACTACACTTTTTGATTCAATGTCAGCTCCATATTTTCATGAAGAACTTGGAAAGCAATTTCCAGCTTTTACTGTAATGGAAATTCCAGAAATAGATCAAGCAATAAAAATTGAATTAAGAGATAAGACTTTAGGTACTAATGCCATTCCAATAATTTTTCCATTTACTGGATCGTCAGAAAGAAATAATGATATGCATGTTGCATTTAGAACATCTTTGCAAAAAAAATTATGGTCTTTTCTAGTAGACATTGAAGAAGCTGAAGATTTTTTAACAAGGAATCAACCAGATTATTTTTTGAATGGTGATAGTTTTACTAGGGCATGGATGGTTCAATCATATGTACAAACATCTCTTTTTATCAATGAAACTGTTAATCTTAAAATGCAAACCATTGGACAAAATATTAAATTGTTAGAAGGATCTGGTAGAAAAGATAGATATATTAGTGTTGCTATGGCAAACTATCTTGCTTCTATTTATGATAAAACATTATTAAAAGAAAGTGATAATACAATGAGTGATTTAGAAGCACTTCTTGGAGCCTTTCAAACAACTTGGTAATTTAATCTTGACAAAAATAGAAAAATGTGGTATAATATATGTTATAAAACAGAGAGATAGGGTCGCTCCCGAAGGTCTGTCCTCCTAACAGAAATTCTCTCTGTATTATATTATTTTTAGGAGAAAAAATATTTGAGGAGGCAAAATGCCATTACGTTTAAGTTATGATTATGTAAGAAATATTGTTGAAAAAGCAGGTTGTAAATTGGTTAGCAAAGAATATAAAAACACTAATGAAAGATTATTAATAAAAGGAGTTTGTGGGCATGAATATCTTATATCTTTTAGTAATTTTTATGGCAAGCATAGATATAAGTGCCCTAAATGTGCTCGTGCTATAAATGGAGAAAAGAAAAGAAATAAATATGAGGATATTAAGCAATTTGTAGAAAGTAAAGGGTGCAAATTATTAAGTACAGAATATAAAACATGTAAAGATAAATTAAATATTCTGGGTAGATGCGGTCATCCTTATATAATTACTATTGGTGATTTTAGAGGGAAAGAAAGATATATCTGTGGTAATTGTGGAAGGCAAGCAATTGCTGACTTTCATCGTTTGAGTTATGATTATGTTAAATCGTATGTTGAGTCAAAAGGATGCATACTTATTAGTGAAAATTATATTGATTCAAAAGCTAAATTGCAGATTATTGGTACGTGTGGACACGAATATTCTGTTAGATTTGATAATTTTAAAAATACTAAAAATCATATATGTCAAAAATGTTCTAACCGAGCGTCCTTTAAAGGGAAGAAGGTATATTCATATGACGAAGTATATGATTATATTAAAAGTCGAGGATGCAGACTATTAAGTAAAACTTACAAAGACAATATTACAAAGTTACACATTCTTTTTGCTTGTGGACATGGATGGCTATAGGGATTTAGCAACATTTAGATATTCTAAAGATGTTTGTTCTCGTTGCGCAGGTACGAAAAAATATACACTCGAAGAGGCGAAAACAATAGCTAAAGAATTAGGATATATAATTATTTCTTCTGAATATGTTGATGGGAAAATTCCTTTAGATTTTGAAGATGATTATGGATACAGATATCGTATTAATTTTGGTTCTTTTTTATCTCATTTAAAATATAGAGGTGGAAAATTAGCAATATTTAATTTTTATAATCCTTATTCCCTTCAAAATATTGAATTATTTTTAAAAAATAACGCGCCAGATTTTCATTTGATTAAAAATCAATCATGGAATGGGCATATAAAAAAGATGGATTTTTATGATAATGATGGATATAAATATTGTATTAGTTTTCAATCTTTATATAATAATATAATGAATAAAGGAAGGCCTGATACGTTTTGTGTTTCTAATATTTATACAATAGATAATGTAAAACTTTGGATAGAAAAAATGGATAAACCTTTCAGACTTATCGAAAATCAAGAATATAAAGGATCTAAAAATAAATTATTGTTTAGATGTTTAAAGTGTAAAAAAGAAAATTCTTTATTTAAAATGAATTTGGATTCAATTTTTGGGAATAGGGGATGCCCAGTATGTAATTCTTCTAAGGGTGAACAAGAAATAAAAAGGGTGCTTCGTAAATATAAAATCAAGCATAAACAATGGTTTTATTTTTTAGATTGTAAAGATATAAGACCTTTGATATTTGATTTCAAATTGTATGACTATAATGTTAATATTGAATTTAATGGTCTACAACATTATGAGGCTCGTGATTTTTTTGGAGGAGAAAAGCATTTTGAAATTCAAAAAAGACATGATAATATAAAACGAAATTATTGTAAAATTAATAACATTAGATTAATCGAAATTCCTTATTGGGATTTTGATAAAATTGAATCAATTCTCATAAAAGAATTAAACCTTCAAAGAGAGGAGGTAAATTAAATTTGACAAAAAAAATTAAGCAGATAGAAAGCCCCGAATTATCTGAAGAACAAGTTTGGGATATACTTCAATTTGCTCAGTCTCAAGGTTTCATATATCCTTCTGTTTGGACTCCCAGTACTGTAAATGCTAGAATGTTGGACATAACTTTATTAAATCAGGCAAATAATGGAGTTACGGAAGATAGAGTATCAAAAGCACTGAGTAGCCCAAAAAATTCAGAAAAAGAATTATTAGCAATTTCTGAAAGTTTTGAACTTACAAGTATGCCCTATAAGAAGATGCTTGAATATCTTTCTAATTTACCTTCTTGGGGGATGAGCTATTATTGTCAAAATATTTCAGACCCGAAAGAATATAAATCCAATGCCTATAAAAAAGACTTGGAAATATTTAGAGATTTTACTTTCAAGTTTGATTATAAAAAAGAATTTTCGACTATTTTAAAAGAACTTTTTAGGTCTGAAACATATTATGGAGTTTTAAGGGACGAATCGGGATTTAAATATTCAATGCAACAATTGCCTCCTGACAAATGTCGAATTACAGGCAAATGGGATTATGGTTGGTTATTTACTTTTGATTATACTTGGTTTATGAATTCTGGAGTTAACATTGAAATGTTTCCAGATATTTTTGCAAAAACATATAATAAATTATTCTTAAAAAGTGGACAAAATAAGTATAATCCATCTCTTCCAATTGGAGAAAGGTCTAAAAGTACTTTCGTTTTGGAGGCAGATTGCGATCCTACAGATGGGTTCTGGGCTTGGAAGCTTCAAGCCGATCAGAACACGAGATTACCGTATTTTACACCTCTATTTCCTGACTTGGCGATGCAACCTTTAATTAGGAGTTTACAAAGAAGTTCTTACATGGCATCTGCAAATAAGCTAGTCATGGGTAGTGTGCCACTTCTTGATCAAAAGGCTAGTGTTAAGGATGCTATTTCCATCAATCCTCAATTGTTGGGACAATTTCTTCAGTTGGTAAAACAAGCAATTAATAATGAGGCAGTAAAACTAGCCGCAGCCCCTCTTCAAGATATGAAAGCTATGGAATTTAAAAGTGATAATGAAATATATTCGTCTTATAATCGTACAACTAGTGGAATGGCTGGAAATTCAAATATCTTGTTCCCAAGTGAAGGTAAACAAAATCAGGTAGAAACCTATTTTTCGGCAGATATAGATACAATGGTATCCACAAGTATTTATCCGTGGTTTAATAATTTTATGGAGTATCAAATTAATAAACGTACTAAAAAATATAAATTTGGCATTCAATTTGAAGGAACTAATTTTTATATTGATAAAGAAAGAAGATTAGGGCGTCAGACAGAGCTTATGGGATTGGGGTTTTTTAATCCTGTTAAGCTTGCAAGCGCTTTAGACGAAAATCCGTTTATTATGCAAGCACAGTTGGCCGAAGCAAGAGCTAATGGAAGTATTGATGATTTGACACCCGTAATTTCTAGTGCTCAAATGTCTGGTAATTCTAAAAATATTGGTAGGCCCTCCAAATCTGACTCGGAACTTTCTGATAGTGGAGCAGAGACAAGGGATAGAGGTTCAAATATAGGAAAATAATCTCCCATCTTTAACAAAATACATATCTCGTATCAATCTTGTCATAACGCGGCTTATAAAAATCCGTGGCTCCGTGACAAGAATTTTTTATATTAATTGAAAAATTAAAAAGAAGAAAATGGAGGAACAAAAATAATGAATTCAACTCAAATTAAAAATATTAATAAAATGAATCGTGCATCAGCTAGTCCAGTATTGGGCCAAATTATTCAAGATCTTATTACTAGTGCTTCTGCAACAACTGGAACACTAGCAGTAGCCGCTGCCGCCCAAACTGCAATTGCTGGAGCTTCGGCATATCATAGTGTAACTGCTTCAGAAGCTAGTGCTAGTCGTGTTGTTTTAACAACTGGTCTTGCTTCTGTAACAGGTTTTGTGAAAACAGGATTACGCTCAGGAGCAGACATTGGTTTAAATTGGACTTCTGGGTCTGTTGCTGGAACAATTGTTGTTGTTAGTGGTGTATCAGCTTCGCCTTTAGAGAACGATAAGTTGAATTATATTGCTTGGTAAGGATAATAAACCATTATCCTTCAAGAAAGGAGGACAATCATTTGGAAAAATTAATTAGTGATAATCTAAATGAAGCATTATGTGAACAAATCGGACAGGAAAAATATAATTCTAATCTTTATTTATATATTGCTGGATATTTGAAAAATAAAGGTTTGGATGGACTTGCTAAACATTTTGAAGGTCAGCATCAAGAAGAAATAGATCATAGTAAAAAAATATTTGATTTTTTGACCGATCATAGTTCCCCTATATTTATACCAGAAATAAATTCTCCAAATATACCTCTGGTCTCCATTGTTCAAATAGCAGAATTATATTTAACAAGAGAAATAGATACCACAAAAAGCTTGAATGGTATTAAACATTTGGCTATTGATGAAGACAATCCCACAGCAGAAGAATTTATGCGAGATATGATAAAAATGCAAATTCACGAATACGAAGAAGCCACCACATTCTTAGATAAGGCAATTCTTGCTGGAGATGATTGGAAAATTATTCTTTTATGGGATGCGTCCTTAAAATAGGAGTAAAATGTTTATAGTTAATTCAAAAGAAATTAAAAATAAAATTGGTTTTAAAGAAAAAATATCAAGGTATTTGGAAAATCATGGTGTTCCCCTTCTGGCAATAGAAGGGGATATTTATTATTTTGCTAAAACGGATTTATTGAATGATGTATTAGAATCATCGCCTGTGTGGATTAAATGGGCAAAAAGATATAAATAATACCATGAAATGTATGTTTTATGTAGTAAGAATCCTTGAAGAAAGGAGGAATATTTGACAGAATTAAATCGTAAAATTATATCTTTTGATATTGAGTCAGCAGAAGTAGTTGAAGAAATCTCTGACAAAAGATTTCTAATAGCAAAAATACAGGCATTTAGTTCCGGCCCAAACAGGCATGACATGGTTTGTGATGAAGATTCTTTAAAAAAGACTGCGCCTACTATATATGATGTTCCAATTATTTATAACATTGTAAAATATATGCAAGATTTTGGTACGCACACAACTCCAGAAAATAGCCTTATATGCGGATTCGTAATTCCTAAAACTGCAACATTTGAAAGATTAGAGGACGGGAGGCTTTCTTTAGTTGTATTAGCTCGGTTATCACGTCGTTATTGTCCAGATGTTGTATCTATACTGAAAAGAGAAGATGGGCAAGCCAAAGTCAGCGTAGAAATAGAACTCGTTGATTTTGAAGAAAAATATGGTGAACTGACAATCATGAAAGACTGGACATATCTAGCCGTATGTTTATTGGGATCTGGAATTAGGGAAGCAAGTCCTCTCGCCCATATAGACGTTTTAGCATTTGCTGAAGAAAATAAAAAATTTATAGAATCATATAATCTAGAATTTTCTAATAAATATGCAGATATAGATTTTACTATTCCAAAAAAAATAAAATTAAGTGCTCAAAAATCATTAGATGTATACCGTGAAAAAAAGATTAATGCTAATAGTGTTTATTTGGCAATGGCTCGATTTTTAACTAAAAACGAAAAAGCTACTCCTGAAAAAATAAAATCCATGGCAAAGTTTTTTAATCGTAAGGTTCAATATGATGATGTTACTATGGGATTTTATGGGGCAAAAGAAGGAATGACATGGAGTAGGGAAATTGCATCTAAAATTGAAGAAATTGATAACAAGCAATTATCTTATTTTGCTGAAAATGATGTAATTACGTTTCCATATAATAAGCGATCTGATATGAATCCATCATTAAAAGGGATTGATCCTCAAATTACTTCTGAACAAGGGAGCCAGATTGCAAAAATTGCTGAAAAAATAGGTGTGAGTGAAGAGAAGAACGGCTGGGCTATAGCCATTAGTCAGTTCAAAAAGTCACATCATATAGAAGGGGGTAAATGGATAAAAAATATGACAGAAAAGGAGGAATCATTTGTGAAAGAAAATGAAGAATTAGAAGAAAAAAAAGAAGAGCAAATGGCAGAAGAGAAACTTCCTGAATCTGAAAATAAGTCAGAAGAAATAGAGATGGCTGAAAATAAAGATGAAGAAAAAGAAGATGCTCCGAAAAAAGAAGATGAAGAAACAAAAGAAGATGAAAAAGAAGATAAAGAAGAATCCGAGGAAAAGAAAGAATCTAGGCAAAAAAATATGTCTCTTGATGGAAATCTTGATGTTTCAGCCTATTTAGCTTTCTTAGAAAACGCCACAGAAGTTGCAGAAGAAATGACGGCAAAATATAAAACTGGTGAAGAGTTTGATTATGCTAAGATTTTCTCCGCCTCTAAAGAAAAAATGTGTAAAATGGCAGAAGATTTAAAAAAGGCACAAGAAGATAAAGATGTTTATATGGCAGAAATTGATAATTTGAAAAAATTCAAAAAAGATACTGAAGATAAACAATTTGCTTGTGAACTTGAGTCTACTTTTGCAGAAGTTACTGATGTGCTTCCCAAGGAACAAGTTTCTAAATTTAGGGAAGAAAGTGTTAATTACAGTCTTGAAAACTTGGCTGAATTACAGAATAAGATTAAGGCTGTTGCGTTTTCTTATACTGGGAAATCTAAGAAAGTTGATGATGGTATTACTCGTTTTGCAACATCATGGGTAACACATGATCAAGATAAAGACTATTCTAATGGTTGGGTTGGGATAGCGAAATAGCTTCCCTTTTATTATAAATTTATTTACAAAAAGGAGAATAATAAAATATGGCAAATCATGCTGTTATGATTCCTAGCAAAATTAGTGCTATGTACGACGGGGCATTGTTACGTAATGTAATATCTGCTTCTAATGTTGACAATGGTAATGTGTTCTTGCTCTCAACTATTTCTGGAACTACCGGAGAAGGTGAAGTTTGGAATGCTACTGCCCCTACCTCTGCCTCCGCTTCTATTTGGATGGCTGGAGAACCCGAAATTCCATTTGGTACCGCTGGGGCCAATGAATATCGTGGTATTGGTAATATTCAAGATTTTTATAATTCTGCGTCTAAAGTATTTACTGCTTTTAAACCACAACCTGGTGATATTATTACTTTGACCGCCGAGGCTTTTGATACTGCTCCTAGTGCTTATGCCATTACCGCCTCTGGAAAATATACTTTAGAGGCAAATGGTACTGCTGCATCTTCAGGATTCTGTTTAAAATATTTAAATACTACTTATATTCCTTCTGCCAGTGGCTCAGCGATTGGTAGTGGCCGTATTACAGCGTATAGATGTTCGGTTGTAACCAACTAGTTAATAAGTCATGTTTTAACTTGACAAAAACATTAATAATAAAAAGAAAAGGAGAACAATAAAATATGACTATTAAATTACCGTCAAATGTTGTCCAGTTTGCCGCTGGAAATATTTCTCTCTATGAAAACTATGTTGATTATTGGAATAATTATCAGGCAGAATTCATGGGGAAGAATGTAGACTATATAAAGTCTTTATCTTTCGCTGAAAAAGAGAAGAATCTCAATACTATGATTCTTCGTGAAATCGGCCTGGCCGCTGGTGTTGATTTAACTTCTCAACCCGTAGAAAGATTCGTTAACCATCCCCTTGTGTGCTGGGCGGCTGGAAATATTATGTCTCAGATGATAGATGCCGTGCTACCACAGACTATGTTTGACTCTATGAGTTTAATTGCAGATGTGCGTGTAGCGGGTTATGGGGAATCCCCAATTTTTAGAATCAAATCTCGTGATTTGTTCCGTGTAACTAAAGCTGGTCGTGGAATGCGCGAAGCTGAAATGCAGAAGGGTTTCGAAAAAGAGGTTACTTTGTATCCTGAGCCTCATATGGTCACGGTTGGCGTTTCTTTGTTCCGAGTTCTTTCCGGCCAGGAGAGTTTAGCTGAGTTCACAAATAAGTCGCTCAGAAGCATTGAATCACAATTTACGCTCGATGTTTATAAGGCATTTGAAACTAGTATGGCTTCGCTTTCTAGTGACGCCACCACAGGCTTGCTTGCAAGTGGCTGGTCGTCTGACACGCTCACCCTGTTGGCTCAGAGAGTTCAGGCTTTTAGCAATGGCGCGAAACCAGTATTGCTCGGCACTAAGAGAGCTTTAGCTAAAGTTCTTCCTGATGACACTAACACTCGTGCTGATTATGCCAGTGATTATGTGAAAGTTGGTTATGTTCGTACTATTAATGGCGTTGACACTATGGAAATTCCTCAACTTGCGAATTGGGAGACCCCCTTCTCTACATATATCAGTGATAGTTATTTATGGATTGTCGCTCCTGGAACTGATAAGTTAGTTAAAGCAGTTTTGGGTGGATCAACCATGGCTAATGTCACAGATCCTTATTCTTCACCAGCTTTGTTCCAAAATGCAACATTCACTAAACATTGGGTTACGGGTGTGGTTACAAGTTCGGTCGCGGCCACAATAAGCTTATAGGACTAATAAGATAATAATAGTAGTATTATTATAGTTATTATTATTATCTTAATAAAAAATTAGCATATAGGTAGATATTTTTATCTACCTATATGCAAAAAAAATATTTTGATATTAAGAAATAAAAATAAAAAAGGAGAATCAAAAAATGGCAAAGGCCAAGTCTTTAGACAAAGCAAAGGAAACAAAATTAACACCAGAAGAAAAAAAAATTGCTAATCTTGAAAAAATGTTAATGGAATTAACAAAAAAAGTAAATGATTCACAAAATGTATCTAGTACTAATTCACCTACTAATTCATCTACCAATTTTGCAGATAGCGATATTCCTTCTAATAAACAAATTAGAATTATGTCATTATGCCCAGAAATTTTAAATCTTTCTACTGAAAAAGCAGGAAGAGGACATCGTTATACATTTGAGGGGTTTGGAGAAATTAAGAAAATTCCTTATGGAGATTTAATTCAAATTAATCAAAACCATCGTAATTTTTTGGAAGGTGGGAAATATTATATTTTGGATGAACGAGTTATTCTTGAAGAAGGACTTACTTATGTTTATGAAAAGATTCTACCTAAAGAAAAAATAGATGAAGTCTTGAGAAACGGCGAACATGCTTTGGAATATTTCCAACAAGCAGATCGTCGACAACAAAAACTTTTGGTTGATATGGTTGTTAGGGCAATGAGTGATGGAAAAATATTTGATTTTAATCTTATTGCCAATATGGATAGAGTTTATAATGACAAAGATGATCCAAATTATATATCAATCAATGATAGGGTTAAAAATAACAAAGAGCTTATGAGTTCATTTGATAAAGATAGAGAACAATCACAGAAATAAGCTTTAGCTATTTATAGTGTAATAAAGGGGGAGTATTAATATTCCCCCTATTGAAAAAGGTATCTTTTAATTTTATGTTATAAAGATATCTTTTTTAATATATTGTAATAAAATTTATATCAAAATTATAAAAATAAGAAAGGAGGGCTATGGGAACAACTGCTGATCAAATTTTTGATATTTTTACAGGGTATATCCAGAAAGATAGCGAATTGAATACAATTTATACTACGAGTGGCAGTTCCGCCGTGACTATATTTACCGAACCTTGGCTTATGTCGGCAATAGATGCAGCCGAGCGTGTCTCAATAGAAGATCTCACATATAATGAATCAAGTGGGTCTTCTGTAGGATATTTTAATGCAACATTGAGTAGAAGAATGAAAGACATCCTTGGGAAAACAATGGTTAAGTTTTGGTTACAGCGCCAAGTAAATAATGCTCTAGCTTTTGGGCGTTATTTCAAAGATAGAGAATTTTCTTACTCTGCCCCTATGCTACCTTCATTGAGAGGATATTTAATAGAAGTTACAGAAACAGTAGATCAAATGCTAGGAGAGTATGCTTGGGATAAAAATCCATGGTCAGATTGGCAAAATCAGAATTTTTCTAGTACAACATAGGAGGTTTATGAAACGATGAAATATTATCCGTTAACTCCAGTTGTTACTACTGCTTCTCAAATAATGTTAAGTGATTTTCAATATGCGGGACATACTTTATTCAAAGAAAGTTTAGATATATTTACAGTTCAAAAAGAAACTATTTTTGGTAGTAAAGTTTTTGAAGATATAGACGTTAGAATTACAAGTGTTATAAATGTTTCAACAGGAACAAAATTATCTGATGATTTTAAACAGTTAATTTTTGACCCAATAGAAACATTCATTCCAAAGATGGGAACACTTTTCTTTTTTGATTCCAACTATTGGTTAGGAACATTTACAGATAATATAAAATCCGTCTTGACGAATATTATAGTTCGCAGATGCAATGAACAATTGCGTTGGATTGACGAAAACGGAGTAATACAATCTGAATATTGCTGCGTGGACTATGAATTAACTGGAGTTAGGGACTTAGTTCGACAGGATGATCCAATTTTGCCACAGGGATATATTTCAATATATTCGCAACTTAACGAACGTACAGAATTGATCAGACCTAATCAAAGATTCTTATTCGGAAGACCCAAAAATAGAATTTGTTGGAGAGTGTTCGGCAATGGAATCCAAAGTAGTCAAAATTTAGAGACATTAGATGACACAAGCGGCAGATTATTGACATTGACAGTAGGTGGGTACGAAATAAATGAACAAGTAGATAACTTACCATTAGGTATAGCAGATTATTACAAATCTATTTATACTATATCTCTATCCTCATCCTCAATCTCCGGTAACACTACAGAAACCTATCCTATCAACGCAACCCTACTCTTAAACAACTCCCCAACCTCTGGCTCCTTAACTTACACAACATCATCCTCATCCATCGCCACAATCTCTGCATCAGGTCTACTAACACTAAACTCAGCAGGTTCAACCATAGCTACCGCTTACATGGGAGGAAATCCAACCATATCTGCTTCTGCTTTAGTAACAGTGACAACTTCTGGTACAACCATAAATGAAGTTCGTATAACTCCATCAGATAATGTATCAATAATTGAAGGAGAATCCCAAACTTTTACCTCATATCTATACACTAACGGAGTTCAACAAGCGGATACGTTTACATTTTCACTTGTAGATTCTAATGTTCCTACAAACCGTTACATGCTTTCAACACTAAGTAATAATAGTTTCTCAGTAGAAAATATAAATATGTATTTAGATTACCCATTGCTTATAAATGCGGTATCTGGATCTTATACAAAACAAATTTCAATTATGCTTGCAGGAGCGTTTTAAAGGAGATTAGATTAAAATATGACAACTACTCAAATTTTAGATAGCATTCAACAAGCATATAATAAATATACTTTACTACCAAAAATTTCTTATAATATAGCTACTTATCTTATGGATCATGATGATTTTATATGGAAATTATTAAAATATGATACTAATGATGCATGGTCTCCAAATAAAGCTAATTTAACTAAATCTGAAAAAGGGGGATTGATATATAAAGGGGTTGGAGATCCAACTACTTTTAGAGTATTTTTTGATGCAGGCATGGATAGTGCCTGGACTATTGCTACCACAATTTTACGTATTAGCCCAGTTGCGGTTGTTCCTAAAACTTATGTGACTGGAATGCAATCTATTAGATTTGAGGTTTATAGTCATGCAACATTAAATATGCTTAGTAATTATAACCCTAGAAATTTGTCAATAATTCAAAAATTAATAGAAGTTTTAAATGGTGCGGATATTGAGGGACTAGGAAGAATATTTTTTGATTATAAAGCATCTTCTTATTGTAGATTGACGGGTGTTAATATTGGTAATGCTACATATAAAGGGTACGAGTTGATTATGTGTAATAATAGTTTGGGTTAAATGAGGACTAATGAATGAACAATTATTTAAAACATATATTGAAAGTAATGATGCTTTTGGTGGGCCTCAATATTATAAAAAAATAGAATTTTATCCTGTTAAAATAAAAGATGGAAAATATTTGGAGTTATTCTCAAAATTAATGCTTTATCCTAAAAATTGGGGAGCGGATAAACAAATTTTCAAAACAAGTTATATTAAGTATATGATATTGTCTCGTGGGTCATCTATTGAAATAGAAAATGCACAAAGGGAATTTGAAAATTTTTTATCTTATGTTTCAAATAAAAAAGTAAAAATAGATTTATTAAGAAAAGATAAAAAAGAAATAACATTGGAAGACTTTTTTGTAAATTTATATTTTGATGATATTGAAATAACAGAATGGGAATTTGAAGAAATTAGAGAAATAATTTTAGAACAAAATGGATATAGTATAGAATATGTAAATCAATTTCATCCAGAATTGGAAGAGATGATATCTAAGCTCAGAAATAAAAATTCATTATCTTTTGCAGATCAAATTTTTACAATGACTGTAATTTTACATATTCCGCCTATACAATTGGGAGAATTTACATTATTACAATTACAAAATATATTTGATAAAATGATAACATTAAAACAATTTGATCTTTATCAACCTCTTTTAACTGCTGGCACCATAAAATTAAAAACAGGAGAGATAAAAAGTTATTTATATCATAATGGGAAAAGAGGAAGATATGATGAAATACTTATTCCCACAGAAGAATATATTAAAAAGAATAATGATATTTTTGGTGGGAAACTTGGTCGGAAGTAAGAATAAATTAAAAATTGTTTTTTAAAAGGAGAAATAATATATGGGTGATAAAACATTCTTGGTAAGTGTAGCTAAAGCCGTTATGCGCGATCCAAATACAGGTGCAGGTCTTGGATATGGTACTGCAAATATTGATTCCGCTTTAACTATGACAACGGAAGAGGCAGAAGTTCGTGGTGGTATTAATAATCCTATTTTGTATGTTTATAAACATAGTCGTAAGGTTGCCGTTAATGTTACAGATGCAACTTTTTCTAAAAATATTTTGGCGCTTAACGCGGGTACAACTGTTTATAATGGCGTAGTAACTGCTGTTGCACCAAAAGATTGTAAAGTTCTTTCTGCAAGTGGTAGTGCCACTCTGGATAATACCCCAATAGGAAACGTTGAGGTTTTCTTTGAAGATGGAACAGTTCAGACAGTTACTCCTGTAGGTAGTGTTATTACTGTTTCTGGTGGTGCAAATTTAAAAGTTGATCTTATTTATAATTATTCTGTAACTGCTGATCGTATTACCATTGAAACACAAACCCCGCCTTCTGTGATTGATTTAACTCTTATTGCAGAAGTAAGAGATGATACTAATACTATTACAGATTATTTACAAATACGAGTTCCAAGATTCCAAGTAAGTGGTAATTATACATTGTCATTAACTGCCAATGGTGTCTCTAGTCAAGCTCTTGAAGGAACTGCTCTAGAAGTTGCCGCAACAGACTGTACTACAAATGCATATTATGCTGAAGCTATTTGGATTCCTGCTAATTCTGTTGCTCCATCTGTATATGCTTTGGCCCTAACTCCAGATTTAACTTTTTCTGTTGCTGCTGGTTTGCCTTCATCTAAACAATTAACATTAAATGGTTTAAGAGGTGGAAATTATACTCCAACTGATCTAACAACCTCTGGATCATATGCTGTGACTACCGGATCTACTACACTTGCAGCGTATTTTAATGTTGGTTTACATACAGGCTTAGTAACTGCTGGATCGTCTGTTGGCGCTGGGTGGACAGCAATTGTAACAGCATCATATGTTGATTCTGTCCATGGATTGCTTCACGATTATATTACTCTTACAGCAACTGCTTAATAGGTTTACACAATCCAATTGAGTAAAAGAAGGTGATTTTTAACACCGCTTGATAGAGAGATGCTATCTTAAGGGCGGGAATATTTCCGCCCTTATTTTTTTAATATTGAATAATTAAAAATAAATAAATTATATTTTAGGAAAAGGTAAATGGAAAAAATAAAATTAGTTTTCCCAGAGATAGAAAAAATAGAATTAGATTTTAATGGACAAAAAATAGAAATTTCCACTTTTATTGGTAGAGAAAATAGGGCTATTATTTTATCAGCAATGTCTGAATCGCAAAATGAAAATCCATCTATTAGATTTATTGAGAATGAGGGTGGTTTAATTTTTGCAGTATTAGACAGAATGACTAATATTAATCTTGATAAATTAAATATTGATAAATTTGTTGCGTCAGGATTGTGGGGAAAAGTAAAAAATTCTATCTCTAATTTTGATGAATTATTTTCTGATATAGAAAATATTAAAAAAATTGAAACATTAGAGAGTAAAGTCAATAGAATTGCAGATAAAATTGAAAAATTAATTGATAATGTTTTGAAATTAGATTTATCTACTGAAAACTTAAAAGAAATGGTAGAGCAAATTGGCATTGGGAAGGAACAACTTGCAGAAGTTTTTCCAGTAATTAAAAATACATCAATTGAAGCTGTAAAGAAAACTAGAAAACCTAGAAAATCTACTAAGGAAACCTAATAAAATTTCGATTTTATTAAAAAAATTATGAATACAAAAGAGAAATTTTGTAAATATTCAAAACATCCCTGTCCAGATTGTGGAGAAAAATTAAAAATTATGGATATTATTAGTGATAATAGTGGTGTTAGTTACACAGAAAGATGCGAAGTTTGTGAAGAATGTGGATATCAAAAAAATATTACTAATAAAAGAAATAATAATAATAAAATTGAAATAGATGAGGTTAATGATGGCAAATCTAAGACCAATAACGAACGACGTGATGCTTCTAGAGGTAGTTGGAAATGATTTAAAAAAAGTTATTGACGATGTAACAAAAACGGTATTGGAAAATATAAAAGAAGTTGTTTTCTTAAATGTTTATGAGGATTATCCATATAGGGGAGATTATCAACGTCTTGGAGATAATGGTGGTTTTTTAGATGCATGGTCTAGAGATACGGCTAAACTGTTAGGTAATGTTATTCGCGCCGAAGTTGGATATGATTGGGAAAGAATGGATTACAATCCAAATGAACACCAACATGGGAATAGCGTCGAAGATCGCCGTAAAAATCTTGCTCAATATATTGAAGAAGGAAGTAATTATGATTTTGGAGGAAATGCATCTGAGGCAAGACCTTTTTGGGGAGTGGTTGAAAGAATGTTTTTAGATGGTAGTGTAGATCAAATGTTAGAAAATGCCATGCGTAGTTATGGAATTTCATTTCAAAGAATATAATTTATATATATTTAATTAATTAAAAGGAGAATAGAATGGAAGTATTTACAGAGTATGGTTGGGTTTTTCTACAAAGTCTTTTAAATTATTTAGTTCCCTTGCTTGCGGCTCAAGTTGCTGTGCTTTTAGGGGCATTGGTTGTAAAGGCTGTCAATGAAATTAAGGCAAAATTAACAGCAGATCAACTTATAATTTTACAGACTGCCGTTGATTTAGGAATTAAAGCCGCAGAGCAACTTAAATTAAAAGATGCTTTAATTGATAAAAAGACTGAAGCTTTGAAAATTGCTCAACAGTATTTGGCAGATCATAAAGTTCAAATTAATTTGGCTACTTTGGATGCTGCAATTGAGGCTGCTGTTTTTGTGTCTTTTAATGCGACCAAATCCTAATTTATATTGATTTGAGGTATTGGGCAGATGTATTCGTTTACGTTTGCCCAACTTTTTCACATGGATTGAAAGGATTTGAAATAAATGAATTATATATGGGGCATGGATTTGTCTCTTAGTTGTACTGGAATTTCAATATTTGAAGAAAATGGAAATCCTATAAAAACACTGAGTATTCCTACTAGCATAAAAAATGGTGAACATGGTAGGAGACTAAAAATAATAGCAGATATTTTATTGGAATTGAGAAAACAATATCCTCCAAATCTGATTGTTTTAGAATCAGGATTTTCTAGACATGCGGTAAGCACACAAGTACTTTTTAAATTGAGGGGCCTTGTTGATTATCTTTTTTATGATATAAAAGAGGTTGTGTATGCTCCGTCGTCAATAAAAAAAATTATAACTGGTAATGGTAGATCTGATAAATCTTTAGTTCAACAATGTATTTTGAAAAAATTTCCAAATATGATTTTTGAAAATGAAGACGAATCGGACGCTACGGGCGCAATTTTATGTTGGTTTATTGAAAATAACCTTATAAAACTATAACTTCATGTAAAACAATTAAACAAATAATAAAATAAATAAAAACAAACAATATGCGCCTTTCGCGCAGAGAGAGGAGGTATATTGGAAAATGACCGAATATAGAATATTAGCACAATTAGATATTAATTTTGCTGCCGTAAATGCAAAGCTAAAAAGTTATAACCCAACTATTAATGTAAAAGCAAAAGTTACAGACGCTAATAAACTATCTACAACCCTTGGGAAAATAGATAATCAATTAGAGCGTATAAAAATTAATAATAAAGATGCGTTCACCAATTCTCAGGCTGTAAGAGATTCTTATAATGAAACTACAAGATTTAGGAATGCTCTTGAAAAAGGAACAGTAACACAAGGGGAATATCAAGTCCAATTTGGTAAGACAAATAATGAAATAGCTAAATATAATCAACAAGCCAGAACGACTATTAATAATACTGATAATTTTGCTTCTAGTATGGGGAAGGCTGTAACAAAGATTGCCATGTGGGGTGTTGCTACTGGATTATTGTATGGGTCTTTGAGAAAAATAGAAGAAGGCACACAGTATATTAAAGATTTAAATAAAGAAATGACTAATATTGGTTTAGTTACTGGACAAACTACCCAACAATTATCTGGAATGGCTATAGATTTTAATCAAAAAGCAAAAGATTTAAAAGTAAGTACGTTAGATGTTGCAGAAGGATATGTTGAATGGGCCAGACAAGGTCGTAATGTAACTGATTCTATGACACTTTTAACAAATAGCACAAAATTGTCAAAATTAGGCGATTTAGATGCTTCTGACGCAACAACCAAATTAACTTCTGCAATAAATGCATATAATATTTCTGTTGAAGATAGTATTGATGTTGTAGATACAATTGTTCGTCTTGATCAAGAGTTCGCCACGTCAACCGCCGAAATCGCTGACGCAATGGAAGAATCTTCTTCAATGGCAAAACAAGCAGGAATTGAATATCAAAATTTAGCCTCTTATATTACAATTATGAGTTCAATTACAAGGCAAAGTGGCGATACTATTGGAAATGCTGTAAAGTCAATTTCGGCAAGAATGTTAAGCGTAAAAGCAGGTGCAGATTTTGATGAAGAAGGCGAATCCATTAATAATGTTGAAAAGGTATTGAAAAATTTTGACATTCAACTTAGAGATAGCGCTTTGTCATTTAGAGATTTGGATGATGTTTTAGCGGATGCTGCAAAGAAGTACAATGAATTAGGGGCTGCTGGAGAAACTGTAGCACAAGGTCAGATCACAACTGCTCTCGCTGGCCTGCGGCAAGCAAACTATCTCGCGGCACTTTTTCAAAATTGGGATCAAGTAACAAAGGCACAAGAAGTGGCTGCTGAATCAGCAGGTTCGACAAATGAAAAATACAAAATATACTTAGACTCAATTGAAGCTAAATCAAATGAATTGACTGCGTCTTTAGAACAAATGTGGTCAAAAACTATATCTGATGATTTAATCAAAAATATTATTGAGCTTGGAACAAATGTTTTAAAATTAATTGATGATATGGGTGGATTAGTTCCTGTTTTACTTGCAGTTAGTGCCGCAATAGTCACAATGAAATGGAGTGTTATTTCCACTTCTTTTGCAGGTATATTGTCTCTTCTTAAAAATATAATTCCTGCATTTACTCTATTAGCAAGTAAAATATTATTCGCCACCGGCGTGACAAATTCTTATGCCTCATCACAAATGGCTGCCGCCGCAGCTACTTCTCTAGCAACTGCTGGAATTAGTATTTTAGTAGCAGGATTAGTTTTATTAATTGCGAATTATGATAATCTGTTTGATGCTAGTAAAAAATTAGAAAAAACAGTAGAAGTAATATCAGAAATTAATACGAAGTTAAGTGATTTAGAATCTAATAAACAAACAATAAAAGACTTATCTGATCAATTCATAGAGCTTTCAAAAAACACTAAACGCTCTACTGAAGAACAACAAGAGTTTTTAGATGTACAAAATCAATTAAAAGATTTGCTTCCCCAGTTATCAGGTTATTATGATGAATCTGGCAATTTTATTATATCAGACGATATTTTATCTAGTAATCAAGCATATCTTGATTTGCTTCAACAACAAATAGACGCTCAAAAAGAGCTTTTGTTTTTGCAAACAAAAAAAGAGATTAAGCAAGGTGCAACCGCTTATGAACAAAATCAAGAAAAGATAGAGCAGGTCAGTAATATATTAAATAGGGGAACAGAATATGTTACAAATGGGGTGATGAGATCCCTTACAGATGAAGAAATAGATGAATACAAATCTCAACTTGCAGAATTAAAATCTGCAAACGCACAATTTATAACGGATGTCGCTGCCAATTGGGGTGATTTTACAGAAGAACAAAAGTCTGAATTGATGAAA